TCGAGTGCTGCACGACCATCAGCGTCAAAGGCTGATTCCTTGTACAACCATTTGCGTGAGAACCGCTTACGGTGGTTCATCATCTGGGTACGAGTTTGGTTAAGTTCTTGTTGCAATGGTTCAATTGCTTCCAACTCGCCCATTGGGTAGAAATGCTCTGGAACGTCGTAGTTGCGAATCATCACAAATGGATGACCGTAGGCAAACGGAATCTTTGTTGGGTTAATCAAGAACTTGTCTGTGCCATCACAAAATACCGACATGGTGTTTCGGTCAATGTCGTACCATTCCCAGATTTCTACATAAGAGTCACTTGGGTCGCTTGAACGACGTGGTGAATAACCATCTTGACCATACTTTGAGTAATGTGATGGCGAAGCCTCTTTACGGGCTGTTGCATTGTAGCGTTTATCCTTCTTTATTTCTGGCAAAGGACGACGAATACGCTGTGCAATCCATTTAATGTCGTGCATGTTCGTGGCATCTGGGTCAACAAAAATATCAAACATTGACACACGCTCAACGAACGGTCGGTCTTCTTTAATAATCATATTTGACTCAACAGCAGACTCAACACGGTCTTCGGCTAGTTCATCAAAGTTATCAAAGGTTGGGATTGCTTCATCGGCAACCATTTCTTCTTCAATAAAACGATAACCAGTTTTAATCCAACCATGACCACAAATGAGCATGTCTTTTACTGCACGACGCAGTTCTTTCTGACAATCAAAATGCTTCCACCAATAGTTGATGATTGCCTCAGTAACAACAGCCTTGTCGCTATCTTCGTAGCGACGAGCATTAACTGAAATCTTTGGATAGTTAATAGAAACAGATGGTGCAACTACGTTGATGGTTGCAAAAGCAATGTTAACCAACAAACGGTCTTCTTCTGAAACACCCTTGTACTGTTTGCCACGATACATGTCAATCATGCGTCGCCAAATCTCATCATGTGCTTCTTCATGACGCCAACGGCGTGACTGTTCCAACTTGTCACGGTACTGCTTGAGTATTTCACTATTTGCTGTACGAGCCATTATTTGTCCTCTTGTCCCTCATGCCAACCAATATGGTTGTCAATTTTGCTACCAATCTTGTCAACCTTTGAACCAATCATTTTAAGAAGGATTCTTCCTTCTGCGTGTTGTTCGCTATTTTCTTTACGCAGTTTCTGCAAGATGACCACGAGCGGTCCCGATATGATTGCGACCAAAATCGGTACCAAGACCATCTCCATCTCAAATCCAACGACTTCCGACTGGCTCGGCGTTAATACCGGCTTCTTTGGCTACACGAACTTGCTCGTCTGCCCGCTCCTTGACGGTCGGGCCATGGAAATCTTCTTGACCGTAAGTGAAGCCTAGGCGAATAGTTTTAATATGGCATTTGAAGCAAATTGAACCACGACGGGGTAATTCATCTGCTACAAAAGTTGTCAAACACTCTAAACAGCGAAATTCGTTCATAACTATAGACCTAGTTCGTTACTCTCGTACATTGAACGCACCAATCGGGGTGCGAACCTCTTGTTTCTCACGGACAAGGAACTTTTCCCACCAACCCAAAGTATTGCGAATTGGCTCAGCATCCACCCTGTACTCAGGTAACCATACATACTTCAACATCTGGTTCGTGATGGCTAAGGACATAACACGGTCGTCGTGAGGTGAACCATGCATCTTGCCATTGGCTTCACGAATAAAAGTCCTCAACTCTGCAATAGAGTTCTTGTCATACACGTACACGCTTTCATCACGAAGTGCAGCATTTAACTCGTCAATAGCCAAAGGCTTAGAAACCGAAGTTGTTCTCCAACCCATAGTGTCACTAATCTGTGGATTCCTACTGTTCATCTTGCGCTGTCGGTACAGATTCCTGTAACCGACACGCTGTAAACCCTTGATGGTTGTCAGACCGTGGTTGTTTGACTCAACACCAATCAGAGCATGGTTGTAGTAATACCCTAAAGCCCTAAGTACTTCTTCGCCAAAAACGTCTGGGTCAACATGCCCATGCCAATGAGCAACCAAAAGACCTGTGTTTGCTGAAATCACATGAGCGGAACTATAGTCACCATGCCCCAAACCTTCAGCAACGTCAGCACCAACAACATAAATCTGCTGTCTGTCAGGGAACTCCCATATTGCTAGTTCCCCACCATCGGCAATAAAGGTGTAATGGTTTTTACCCATTTCGTTTTTTAGGTATCCACGCTCAGGTTCAACAAGTTCAATCGCTCTAAGAACATCAAGGTCAAACACAGGGCGACCAGAACGGATAAACGCTTCCTCAGCGTTATCCGGGTATTCCTGAGCCAACTGCCAGTCAGGCAAGTCACGTTTCTTAGCCTCATACCAGTCCTCATCACGGTCTCCAGCAGACCAAGGAAAGAACACACCAGTAAATCGGTTGTTCCCAGTCTGTGAACCAACCCACAGTTGATGAAAGATATTGCCTTCACCGTTGGCGGTGCTCAAACAGATAACACGACCACCTACGTCGGCAATTGGTTCAATAGATGCCCACGCTTCTTCAGCGTTGGGCAAGAACGCCATTTCGTCAATGATAACTCGATACACAGATTCACCACGAGCAGGGTCATTGCCAGAAGGCAAAGACTCAATAGCCGAGTCATTAGCAAACACCATCTTCAATTGGTTGTCTGAGAGCAGGTCTGGTCCACGCTGACGCATCCACGCAGGAAGCATCTTGTAGCCATATTTAGTTTTTTGTAGCAACTTGGATGCTTCACGTTCTGTACGTGAAAGCATGACCGTAAATCGGTCAGCCCAAAAGAATGTTTCCCAAAATGTGAATGCAGCAGCCAGAGTGGAGAACCCAATCTGACGAGCCTTCAACACAATGCTGTAGCGAGAGTCAATCCAAACACGTACAGTTTCTTCTTGCGCTTCACGCAAAACAAACTTAATACGACCCCGCTCAGGGTGTCTAATCATCCAATGGGTTGCACAAAAGTGTGAAAATGCAACCACAAGTTCATCTGTGGTCGCACCTTCACTACCTTTGCATTTCCTCCACTCCTTCTCATTGAGAAGGTCAGTGAGTTCCATTATGCCTTCTTAACGGCTGCCTTCTTGGCTGCAATCTTTTTAGGACTTGCACCAAATGCTGCATCAATTTCATCTTTGGTGAGAACACCATCAATGCTTGCCTTAGCAAGACCTTCCGCAACTTTGAAGATGGAAACTGCGCCAGCAATCAAAGCCGACTTCCATACTTCCAAGTCAGGAGCGATTACCGCAGCACCAGTCACCACGCCGAGGGCGTTGGTGAGAAAAAGTGCAACAATTCTGCCTGCAATATCTTTTGCCTTATTCATTGTTCTCCTTGAACATTACGCCGAGTAAATGGATTATCACGGCTATTACGGTGATTCCCCAACCCAAAACCTTGGTCTGACCAGACAACGTGATAAGCACCATACCGGTGCCAGCAAGAGTCCAAGTCAAAGCATGGATTTCGGATAAGAGTTTCTTCACGCTAATAGCCCGATTCGTTACGGCTTTCGTGAAGACACAGCAATGGCTGTAGCACCAGCCGCTACGGCAATCAGGGTGCGGCGAGTATCTACGGGCACAGCAGAGCCCAATGGAACATAGTCGCCAAAGTCGTCAGAGAAAATGTCAATGGTTTCCTCAAACGCCTGTCGCACCTCTAATGGTGCGGACTGGACAGTCTCTGTGACCGCAGTCTTTTCCTCTTCGCTTATCTCAGCCACATCCAAAGACTCAAAGATTTCAACAGCCTGCTGTGGGCTGACAACTGAAAGCACCTCAGGGCTGGTCGCCAAGGCGACAGCCTGTTCGGCGGTAGGTGGTTCTTCTTGTTCCAGAATCTGGTCAACTACCTGCTCCACCTGTTCTGGGCTTAGTTCCTCTAATGCGGACACAAGTTCTTCTGTGGTTGTGGCTTCAGCAATCAGGGCAGTCACTTCTTCTTCTGCCAATGGCTCTAAATCTGGCTCCAAATTTGGCTCTACCGTTGTGGTAGTTTCTTCAGGTGCTTCAGATGTTGTGGTCACTTCCTCAGATGTTGTGGTCACTTCTTCAACTGTCGTGGTTGTTTCTTCTGGAAGCGTCACCTCTTCAATGGGTTCCTCTTCTACTGTCGTTGTGGTGCCTGTCTCTGTTATCTCAGGCTCTTCAGGAACGTAAATTTCAACGGGTGCTGGAAGAGTTGAACTTGTTGTTGTAGTAGTCGTCGTTGACGACGTTGTAGTCGTTGTACTTGTCGTCGTAGTTGAAGTAGACGTCGTACTCGTCGTTGTACTCGTACTTGAGGTTGAGGTTTCTGGAACTGTCGTAGAAGTCGTGGTTGTGACAGGGACAGTCGTTTCGGGGACAGTAGTAGTAGTTGTCGTCGTCTGTGGTGTGGATGTTGTTGTAAATGCCCATTCAGGTACTATCTCCCAATCATTGTTATCAATCTTCCATGCAAGCATTATGCATGTTCCCCCGCCATTCTCGTACATAAAAAGATTCAGCGGAACAGCCCCAGCCTCTAACTGTAGTTCACCAGACATAGTTGCAGAACACCCTTGGTCATTCCACGCACCAAACGTGTTATCCCCTATTGTGATTTCGCCACCATCATCAGATGCTAACCAGAACTCGATTGTATCGTGTTCTGGAATAGTAATAAAACCAGTCATGTGCACCATAAACAAATCTTCTGTGCAATCCTCAAATGGTTCACCGTCATAACTACGGTTAATGTTGTTCTCCACCTCAAAACCACAAAGAGGGTAAACACCATCAGACTGGAAAGGCGGTATGTCGTCTATTGTGTAATAACTTGTATTTAACCCTTGTTCAACATCTGCTTTAGCAACCGTTGACCACAATGCCAGCAACGCTACTGGAACAAAAATTAACCAACGGGAACGCAAAGTTCCTCAAACAAACTCATAGCCATATTAAAACTTGGTGCATTTTGCATTTCACCAATAATTGTTTTGTATTTGCTCTTATTGCTACTAGCCCAATGAAAGTTAGTTGAAAAATCAAACTCAATAGATTCCAGTTTTGTCTTATGTATACCAAAATGCTCGCAAATATAATTCATTGATGCTAAAGGGCTTGATGTTATTTGGTCAAACGGGACTACCAAAACACCTGACTCTTTGCATTTTTGGTAATAAGAGCAATACCATTCAAGAACCTGCTCCGCTCTGTTTTCACGCACGTCTTCAGTAAAAGTTATCCAACTTGGGATGCACTCTAAAGGAGTACGAATAGTTGCAAAAAGGTTTTGCTGTTTATCTATTGGATGGATGTAATGTTCAATGTGAACAAATTGTATTTCGGGGAGAGATTTTGCTATTAGTTCAAGACAAAAGTGATTTGCTGACCTAGGAAAAGAACCAAAACTTAACGTGTCCATTCCTGAGTTTCTTCGTTCCACCACCACCAACCATCCTTGTCACCCTTAGACACAGGTGATTCCCAATCATAGTTCTCATTAAGACTCCATGAAGAATATGGTTGCGGTGCAATAAAAATATCTAGGTCCGAGTCATACCTACCACCAATACAGGCATATCGTTTGCGAATATTGTGGTTATAACTTGTTTGCTTCCAATTTGAATGTCCGTACAAAGTGGTTAAAAAATCAATGCCACTTTGTTCCTCGTTAGAGGAATCAAGTGAATCATTATTTATAACAACCACATTAACAACAATGTTGTTTTCATCTAGTTCTGCAAAGTGTGCCATTAGAAGGTAATACTCCCACTTCCAGTCCATTGATAAATCCTGTATCCACCAGTGGTTGTAACGGTTGGAGAACCCGTTGTTGCTGTTGCTAAACGCCTGCTATCAGGATAACGAATGATAACAACTCCTGAGCCACCAGCATAGCCAGCACCCATCGCCGCACCGCCACCACCACCAAATCCATTTGAACCTGCAACACCAGCAGCACCGCCACCACCCGAACCACCAGCACCGTTGGTAGGAACTGTTCCACCACCAACATAAAGTGCAAGTCCACCGCCACCACCACCACGAGTTACAGCAGAACCCGTAATTGAGTTTGTTTGACCGCTACCACCGACAGGATAAGTGCCACTTGCACCATTACCACCGGCACCGCCGCCACCTCCACCAGTAGCCCAGTTGCCCGCAACACCAGCAGAAGCACCACCGTCATAACCTTGACCAGCGGTACCAGTACCACCTGCTCTAACTGTGCCACCAGCCCAACCCGAACCAGCACCAGAACCACCAGCACGACCTGCACCAGCACCCGAAGTAGCACCACCACCACCACTTGATGTAATCGTATCAAAAGCCGAGTTTGAACCACTAGCGTCATTACCACCACCACCGCCAACAGTCACTGTGTACGTAGAACCACCGCTAACTG